CTCAAGTAATTGTGTATCATACTTCAGAGTTGAACGCATTGTACAGCTCAATTTTTCGTGTTCTGGTTAGACGTTTCATATCACTTCTCAAACCTAATTATAAGGTTATTTTGTTGAAGGATATGAGAGAGGCGGAGAGAGTGATCCAAAATGTGCATCCATTTGGGCAAGTTCTGAAGTATTTGGAGAATGATTTCAGTAAGTATGACAAGTCACAGGGTAGATTCGTGTTTTTGCTGGAAAGTTTTGTGTTTCGTCAACTAGGTATGAACGAAGTGTTGTTGGAACATTGGTTGAAGGGACACAAGACTGCGCGCATTCGATCAGTCGCTTTGGGCATGTCCTTGCATTTGGATTATCAACGCAAGTCCGGAGATGCTACTACGGCATTTGGTAACGTGTTGTTGAACGTTCTGAGTGTTGTTTACGCGTACTCAGGTACTGAGGTAGTGTGGGCTATGTTCATAGGAGACGACTCTCTCGTGGCTTGCACAAGGGTTGCTGGCGATAGGAATGCTGCGAATGTGTTGGCAGAGGTTTTTAATTTAGGTTCTAAGACTTTTGTCACTGAACAACCGTATTTCGCGTCAAATTTTTTGGTCATTGATGACGTTAATGCGGTGGTTCGGTTTATTCCAGATCCCGTCAAGCGAGTCGCCAGGTGGTCAATGTCTGTGTCGGCTGAAGAACCTAAGTGGCATGAGAGATGGGAGTCTGCTCACGATGCTTGTTACGCTTATGCGGAGGAGATGAGTGTGACTGCATTGCCTCCGCTTGTTGCTGCTCGGTACGACGTGCGGGCCGAGGATGTGCTACCTGCTGTGAGGGCTGTGGCTACGGTGGTGGCGTACAGCGATGAGTTTAGGTCGTTGTGGGAGGATCGACCTGAATGGATCACGTACGGTTAGCTAATGGCGTATCATTAGGATTATGCGAGTCGCCGGACTATAAACGAGCAAGACAAGTCATGTCTAGTGCTAAATTGGTATATTTGTGTTTTCCTTAATAC